AGACGATCAAAGGGCTTCAATCCGAGTACCTGCTAGACAAGATCAACCGGCTGATGACTATGCACGGGCGCGGGCGCGTGTGGTTCAAGGAGAACCAAGGCCAGACTGACAAAGACCGCATCGCGCAAGAGACTGAGGTGGTCAAGAACGCGGCGCTGATGTGGAAGATGGGCCTCGACTATGAAAAATATCTTGAGAAGAACGGCGTGATCGAAAACGAGCCGTTTGAACAGATGTTTGGCAAGCCGGACGACGAACCCGAGCCTACGCCTGAGCAGGGCGGCATGAGTCTTGAGCAGTTGATGGGTGGCGACGGTGAAGCGTGAAGTAAGCGCCCCCAAAGGCGCAACCATCAAAGCGCCCGAGCCGCCCAAGTCAGAGATCCGCCAGTTCGGTAACGCCATTGAGTACATGGTAGACCAGATGGCACAGCGCTGGCGGACGCAGATATTCAAGGAGCTAAACCAAGACACTATAGAAAAGTTCACGGACGCTAAGCAAACCGGAAACTTTTCAAAGGTGTTCCTTACCATGGCCGCACGTGTCCGCCGAAAGCTGCTGAAACAGTTTGACGGCGAACGTCTGGACAAAATGGTTGACAAGTACACGGGCAAAGTAGACAAGCGCAACAAGTCAGAGTTTTACCGGCGGGCATCAAATGCTGTTGGCATTAGCCGCGAAGAGCTAGAGGCTACCGAGGGGCTAACCTTCCAGATCAACGCATACAAGGCAGAAACCCAGCAGTGGGTAAAGAAGATGCGTGACGATACCCTACAGGAGTGGACGAGCAACACGCTACGGCAAATGGCCGAAGGCAAGGGCTTGCCGGAGATCATGGAGCAGTTTGACGGCATGGCAGAGAAGCGCAAAGGCCATGCCAAGATGGTTGCACGTACTCAGATTGCTACGTTCAACAGTTTGACCAGCAAGGCGCGGGCGCAGAACTTGGGGATCACTAAGGCGCGGTGGGTCACGTCCGCAGATGAGCGCGTAAGGCCCAGCCACTCTAGCCGTAACGGCAAAAAGTTTGTTTTGTCAGAAGGTCTTTATAATTCAAAAGACGGCAAGACGCTAATGCCTGGCACCGACTACCAATGCCGCTGCGACTATGAAATGATAATCCCAGAAATGGAGCAATAACCGCGCCAATTTGACACCGGCACGCCATAACATTACCATTACACAAACATGCCAGAAGGCTAAGAAATGCCCGAAAAAATCCGTAAACAGTTTGCTGATTTGGCTGTCTATTCAGAGACGGCCAGAACGGCTGTGTCTGTGCGTGATGGTGTTCTCGAATACCTTGGCACCGAGCTTGGCCTTGAGCCTCTGGACAAAGTGTTTACTGTCTATCGCTCACCGGCCACCATCGCCAACGCCGCTTACGCCATGGCGGGCATCCCTCTCACTGACGAGCATGTCAGCATGGAAGGGCCTGCACTTGACTCAGGCAGCCGCGTCGAGTCATCCGTAGTCATTGACCAACTTGACGAATCCACACACTCACGCCTTGCCGTGCAGAACAAGCTGGCCGTTAACGACACGCTCCAACTGCTATTGAAAGACAAGCGCGAGCTGTCCCTTGGCTACGAAGCCGACTTGGTTCCCCATAGCCGTTGGGACTTTGAGCAAATAAACATCGTACCCCATCACCTTGCCGCTGTACCTGCTGGCCGTTGTGGCTCATTGTGCAGCTTCATTGACCGCAAACCTGATACACCCGTAAAGCCCCAGGAGGGCGACACCATGAAGCCGAAGAAGTTAATCAAGGCGTTTACCGACGCTGAAGGTTCGGTTAGCTTGGAACAGATCGTGGAAATTGCCACCGGTCTGCCTGAGGCTATCCGAAAAGTACCCGTTGACCAGCTCGTAAAGCTGATGCCAGCCATGCAGGAAATTATGTCTTACGCTAAAGAGCAGGGCGTCATGCCTGCCGAAGAGCCTGAGATGGAAGGCGAAGACATGGAGGGCGAAGAAAAGGAAAAGATGGACGAGGAAAAAGAAGGCGATAAAGAAAACTTCGCTGACTCTTCCAAGTTCAAGGACGCCGTGGCCAGCGCCGTCAAAGGCGAGGTTAAGCGTTACGCCGAAGTGGTCAACAAAGCCCGCAACTTCGTGGATGCTGATTACGACTTCGCGGACAAGAGCGCCAACCAGGTGATGCGCGACGCCCTGGCCACCCAGAGCACTGACAAGTTCGAAGATTCCGAATTGCCGGTTGCCTTTAAACTGCTACGGAAACCAAACACCGACTATTCACAATTTGGCGACACCAAGCCCGATACGGGTCTTGAATCTCGCATCTCTGACACTTTGGGGGAGAAATAACCCATGGCCTTTAAAGACACCACACTACAAGACAACCCGGATATGGGCGCAGGCGAGGTCATTAAGGCCAGCCCACACAATATTTCCGCATTCGAGATCTTCGAGGATGGACTGGTTGAGGGACGCTTCTGCAAATACGATACCGGAAGCATCGACAACATGGACGGCAGCGCATCACCAGTTGTCGCAGGCATTGCACGCCGCAAGATCACCGGCGAGATTGGCACCGGCATCTATAGCACCACCGGCCAAGAGATTGACCAGGTGGCCGAGGTTATTAACTTCGGCTTTGCCACCGTTGCCGTGACCGACGCAGCCACACCGGCTAAGTATGGCTCTGTTCAGTTCGTTAATGCGAGCGGCGCAGACGCAGGCAAGGCCACCGACGCCGCCGTTGCTTCCGGCATCGTGAGCGCGGGCGACGTAGTTTTTTGGGAACCCAAAGCCGCTGGCGTTTGGCTCGTTCGCATCAACAAGTTTTTGTAAAGGGGATTGACAATGAAGACTGATATTAAGCGGGTACACTCCCTCTACGGGATCAAGTCCTTTGACGCTGCCGCACAGTATGCAAAGAAGAATTTCAAAGACGAAGGCGGCATTATTTTGGCGCGCAACCTTGAGCATGTAAGTGCCGAGATCTTCACGCAAGAGTTTGCTGGCCTGACATTCCTGAATCAAGGTATCGCGGTTAACAACGAAGGTGGCTATGCTACTAGCATCCGCAAGCTAAAGCTGCGCACTGAAGGCGGCTTCCGCGAGTCCGGTAGCAACACCAACACCACCGGCAAGATCACGCTGAGCGGCGAAGACGACAGCATCCCAGTGTTCACCAAGGAAGCCGAATCTGACTGGTCCGAGATCGAACTGAAGCAAGCAGAGCTTGAGAATATCAACCTGCCGAGCCGGTTCTTTGAAGGTCACGCTGAACTGTATAACCGCGAGATTGACGACATCGGTTATCTGGGCCAGGTTCGCACCGACGGCAGCCAGAAGACCACGGGCCTGCTGAACTACTCCGGCTTCACCAGCAACAGCGCCGTTGCAACCGCCGCCGCATCAACTGGAGAGGCTTTGTACGGCGAAATTGCGGAGCTTATCACTAGCCAGTGGGCGGGCGTTCTGAACGTAGACGCCTACATGGCCGACCGTGTGACTATGCCCGCGAGCGTTTACAACATCTGTTCAACCAAAATCCTGAACTCTGCCGGTTCTGAAATGTCCGTTCTTAGGGCGCTTCAGAGCAACTTCCCGACTGTTACCTTTGGCCTGACAACCAAAGCCGAGGCCGCAGCTGGGGACGCTACATCATCCGTAACCGTAGCGTTCAGCTCCAACCGTCGAGCGGTACAGTTCCGTTTGCCGGTTCCGCTGAACGTGTCCAGCGTAGACCAGCGTGGCTTTAAGTATTACGTTGAGTCGTATTTTGGTCTGGGCGGTCTGGACGTAATCGAAGACGACGCGGCGCAGATCCTAACGGGCCTGTAAGCCAGTGGCCAGCCGCTAACACAGGGCTGGCAATCTTTACGGAGTGACGTATGGACGATTTTAAAGAGCACAAGTCTATGCCCAAGAAGGCACCGGCGGCACCGGCGCCGACCGGCATCAAAAACATATCCGGTCGCCGACATAAAGTGTATGGCAGTATCGTTCAGCCTGGTGCAACGTACACGCTAACCGACGCGGACAAAGCAGACGAGCATAACGGCAAGCGAATCAAGAACGCCATTGCTTCGGGCAAGCTAGAGCGAGTGTAACTGATGCCCCTTATTGACGACTTTAAAGCACGCTTTCCCGAGTTCGACAACGCGACTGTAGATCAGTACGTGCCGATACTGGAGCCGCTGTGGTCGTGCTACTGGGGCGGCAGTTATGACGAGCCATGCGGTAAAGAGATCGTGCTGAATCTGATTGCTCACTTGCTCGTGGGCGAGACGACTGCTGGCACCGGAAACATCAAGTCAACTCAATCGAAATCCGTTGGCAGCGTGT